CTTATATTGTGAAAGTGAGCAATAACTCAATTGATTACTCTCAAAAGATTATTGTTTCTAAATTACCCCCCATAAAACAAAAAGGGCAAAATTTTAAAAAATACAAAAGGCTGGAAATGCCTATAAATAAAGAGAAAGGGCTTTGAAAGGCTCTTTTTTTGTATCTCAACATAATATCCAAAAAATACTATTTAAATACCATTTTAGCCAAATTTAAATACTCTTTAAAGTTGTACAAAAGTCTGAATAAGAAATTAACTACAGTTTACTATCCATCGGCATTGTAAGCATTTTTTTTGACAAATGTTTGTAATAATACATAAAAACATAAAAAAACGTTTAAGACTACACTAAGAACTACACTAAGGACTACAAAAAAGCAGTTTTAAAGCATACTAAAAATAGTTATTATGTATTTACAAGGGTTATTAAAGTATAAAAAATGCCTTATAATATGACCGTAAAGACATTTTTTTTGTCTATAAATTAATATTAATATTTTGATTTACAGCTAGTTGTCTTAAAATCTCCTTTATTTGTTGTGATTCGGCCTCAATATCATTCATTCTATCATAAATGTCAGCTGGATCTGGAAGGTTAAAATTAAGATGCAGTTTAACTTCCCATATCTCCTTTATACTGGCCGGATCAATGTTTTGAGTAGGATATTCTCTTCTATTGTCAGACTTACATATGAGATTATTGTATTTGTCAATTCTATTTAAACAGCGTTTTAGCAATCCATCTTTTACCTCATTGGATATAACCGCATATACCTGATTATCTTTTATTCCTGTAAGCCAATTGTCAACAAATTGCCCTACAACATAACTTTTATTAGGGATTGTAGGAAACATGGAGTCTCCTTCCATTTCAAACATTCTAAAAACACCATTATTCAGGCCAGGCATTCGATATGCAGGCAATGTTTTAATAAACTCAGGATCATTATATCCTTCCAGATATCCCGCTTTTAATTTGCCCGGTACTAAAACTATATTATCTGTATTATGAGCATCAATAGTAACAACTTGAGGAATTTTGTTTTCGAATGAAACCATCTGATTTGTAAACTTAACAATATCTTTAATAGGCAGCATTGGTTCTATTCCAAGAATAAGCCACTCGAAATTTATTTCGAATTTTTTAGCAATTTTCTCTAAAATGCTAAATTTTGGTTCTGTTCCATTAATATAATTTCGAATATTTGCTTCATTCACTCCTATTAAATTGCCAAATTCAGAGTTGTTTCCGTTGGCAAAATAATCTACAAGCTGTTTAATTCGTAAATTAATTGTACTCATTATCAATATATTACATTTTTTTACGAAAAAAGTTTCGAATTTTATTTTGTTATTCGAAAAAAGTTTCGATATTTGTACTGTTTATGAGACAAAAGTAGTACAAAAAAATATATAAATAATGAGTGAAACCGTAAAAACCGTAAAAATACCTACTAAATCGAGGTTTTCTTACACTCCAAAAAATGAAGAAGAAGAAACCCATTTAGAGGTTTTAGAAAGTCTTTTAAACGACAAAAGGCGTGGAGATTGGTCTTTGGTCGCTGAAATAGTTGGAATTAAAGCAATGTCAGCAAAACAAGCATTTTTCAGAGTTTTCCAGAAACATCATTTTGAAGTTGTGGCTGCATTAAAGCAAGTTATAGACAAAAGAAAAGAACTTTTAATGAAATAATTATGAAAAATATTAGAAGGTTTATTCAGCAGTATCTGTTTTACCATACAACCATAGATGTTGTAGACTCCAATACAGGTGAAAATCAAAAAGCAACCTACAGTGTGTTTTTTGGCTTTATTCTAAGAATCAAATATAGTAACTAACCATCACAGAGAAATGTTCAGGGTGAACAGTAAGCTTAAAGGCTTATAAAGGTGGGTTCGACTCCCACTCTCTGTACAATTAATATTAAAATGAAAACTTTTTTATATCATAACAATATACTTTCTATCCCGGCAAGTCTTTTATATGAAGATTGGGGGTTAATGAGCTATAAGAATTATAATATAAAGTGTCATAGAGGACAACTTATAAGAAGCCGTGAAGGAAAGGGAGCAGGAAACGAGGCACTTTTAAGTTTTTATCACCTTCCTCCGGATTTACAGGACATCTGTATTAAAAAGCTAGGAAGGCCGGAAGATGTTACAGTAATTAACCTGTTAGAGCCATATATAGAATTTGATAAAAAAGCAGCTCAATTTTTTGCAGATCACAGAACCCCTGAAGGTAAATCAATCAGTCCTGAGAAGCAAAGGCAAAGAACTTGGAACTGCTGTATTTTAAATGCTATTCAAACCATATTTAATAATAAAGGAGTAGCTAACAAAATGTTTGGGAAGCGCAAAATGAAGATCTGGGATAACGTTTCTGATGCTGTTAATAAGCTGGATCAGAAAAAATTTGATCACACCCTCCCTACAGCAGCTAAAAACCTCAGATTGAGATATAATGACTACTTAAAAAACGGATATCAAATATTTATCCATAAAAATGAAGGTAATCAGTATACAGCTAAAATTAAAGGTGAGGTGGCAGATTTTCTACTGGCTTATTATAGTCTTCCTGTAAAACTTACAATTCCGATGGTCATCAGTGAGTATAATAAAGTTAAAGAGGAAAGAAATTTCCCTGAAATCACCGAAGCTGCCGCTTATAAATGGCTATACGAGCCAGAGCAAGAGAGAATTTGGACACTTGCAAGACACGGAAAAGAGGCTTACAATAACAAATTCCAGCACAAAACAGCAATTGATAAAAGCGGGTGGTTTCCAAATATTTATTGGGCTATTGACGGAACAAAGCTTGACTGGATACATTTTGATGATAACAAATCTAATAAGATGGGGGCTTCTCTTCGTATCAATGTAATTTTTGATGTCTACAGTGAAAAGATTATCGGGTGGAGTCTTTCGGAAACAGAAGATCATACAGACCACTTCAAGGCTGTTAAAATGGCTGTTCAGCATGCAGGGTATCGCCCTTATTTGTTCACCTATGATAAACAGTCTGCCCACCAATCAACCAGAATGCAGGAACTCTACAGCAATATTGTAGCAAAAGAAGGAGGTACGCACTACTCGCACAAGGCAAGAAGCCACAGCAGTCCGGCTGAAGGATTGTTCAAAAGGCTACAGCAGGAAGTTATTACAAAGTTTTGGTTTTCTGACGGACAGAGTATAACGGTAAAGCGTGATGATAATAAGGTTAACACAGATTTTATCCTCGAAAATCAACACCACCTGAAAACCAAAGAGGATTTATACCGTGCGTGGGAAACGGCCGTGAAAAAATGGAATTCTGCAAAACACCCTCACTTTAATGAAAGCAGAACGGCTGTATATGCTCATCCAATGACTCAAAAAGAGGAGATCAGTATTCCAGAGATACTTTCTTACATGTGGGTTGATGAAAGTAAGCCAATAACGTATAAAAATGATGGCCTTACAATGAAGCTGAAAGGTGAACAGTATCAGTATGAAGTTTACAATCAGGATCGAAGCATTGATATTGAGTTCCGCCGTAAAAACATTGGTAAAAAGTTCGTTGTCCGCTATGATCCTGAAAATATGGATGTGTTTGTACAACTCTATGAGGTAACAGCAGATAAACAGAAGGTATTTATTGCGAATGCTGAACCAAAAAGAAAACAGGTTAATATACCAATCCTGATGGATGATATTGACAAAAAAGTTTGGGCTAAGGATTATAAGATTCGTGAGGAAGAATACAAGAGGGATCTCGCAGCCGTGGAAGCATTGAGAAAACGTACAGGAATTACTCCTGAAAAGCTGATCGAGGATCAGGATATGGAAATTAAATTTAAAGGTTCCGCTCCCAAAAAAGAAGCAATTGCAATGGATGCCGGAATATCAATTTTGAACCGTTTTTAATTTACAAGATATGAAAGATAATGAAAAAATAGCCATTGTTGGCGAATTGAAAATCAGAATAAGAAAAGGCGAAAGCCAGAACAGCCTTGCTGTAAGATGTGGAATTTCAGCGGCCACATTATCACAGATGATCAATAATAATTGGTCTCTGATTGCTGAAAGAATGTGGAGAAGAGTAATTGTTGCATTAAAAATTGATTTCAGCTGGAAGACAGCAGAAACCACCAATTTTAAAATGATGATGGCTCTTTTAGATAACTGCAAAACTACTTCCATAAGTGTAGGTGTATCTCATGATGCAGGAGCGGGAAAATCCCATGCATACACTCACTATGAAAGAGTTGTAGATAATGTTTTTTATGTAGAATGTAAAACCTTCTGGACTCGTAAGGCATATATGAAAAATCTCCTTCAAAGCTTTGGTCTTTCCAATGATGGGAGTATTGATGAAATGTTTGAAAGATTAACAGATCACCTGGAAGGTTTGGAAAAACCTCTTGTAATTATTGATCAGCTGGATAAGCTTAATGATAGTTCTTTAGATCTATTTATGGATTTCTACAATGTTTTAGACGGTTATTGCGGGTTTGTGGTGTCAGGAGTTCCGGCACTAAAGAAACGAATTTTAAGAGGTTGCCAGCGTGATAAATCAGGATACAAAGAGTTTTACTCCCGTATTGGTAAGAAATTCATTTACCTAGATCCGATCACGATTGATGATGTAGCTCTTATATGCAGAGAAAATGGCCTGACAGATGAAGAGCTGATCAATCAGTTTTACAATATGTGTGAAGGAGATCTGAGAAGAGTGAGAAAAGATGTGCAGGTGTATTTCATGAAAAAAAGAGCTGCCTAATGAGTGAGATTAAAGTAAAAAAAGCAAAATCCATCACTGACCTGTACAGACAGAATTTTAAAACATTTGATTTTAAAGGCACTTTCAGGGAAAGCTTTGGAGAACCGGAAACAAATGGCTGTTGGTTAATCTGGGGAGAATCCGGAAACGGGAAAACAGATCTTTCACTACAACTGGCAAAATACTTATCAACCTTCCAGAAAGTTCATTATAACACTTTAGAGGAAAGAGGCCGTGAATCATTTAAAATAGCATGCAGACGTAATAATATGGAAGCGTGTGGCTCCCGGTTCTCTTTCGAGAGCGAGGACTTTGAAACGATGAAAGCAAGATTAAATAAAAAGCGATCTGCAAAAATAGTGTTCATAGACAGTCTTCAGTATCTGAGAATCACAGAGAAGCAATATAAGGAGCTTTTAAGCACGTTCAGTGATGTTCTGTTCATATTCATAAGCCATGCGAAAGGCAGCCAGCCGAAAGGCTCTGTAGCAGATGCTATACGATATGATGCAGACGTGAAAATCAATATCAAAAACTTTGTTGCCAATATCCAATCCAGATTTGGAGGGAATGAGCCTTTCATTATCTGGGAAGAGGGAGCAAGAAATGCAGAATTAAAACTAACATAAATTATGGATAAGGAAATACTTTTTAAGGTTCTGCAGCTCGATAGCTTGTTAAACTTATTACACTGGAAAGACCGGATCAGGATTCATTTGAGTATCACTGGCCGAATTGAAACCACAACTCCTGATATTATAAATGCTTTTGAATGGATTGTAAAGAACAAATGGGAAGCCCCGCCAATGAAGTACGGACAGGATTATTTACAATATTTCTACAGTAATGACTTCTGTGACTGGATTCCTGTAGAAGATTATAAAAATATTTACAAACACAAATTACAATCATTATGGAACAACCGACTGAATTAGATCTGGAAATTATGATTGCCGACCTGAAAGAGCAATTATTATACAGCCCTGATGATACTATTTCCGATGAAATTATCAAAGAAATCAAATACAGGGAAAATCAACTGAAGCAAATAACAATTAAAAATTTTACAATATGAGTACAAATCATCCATTACACAAAAGCCTAACCACATACAATCTTAATAGACGTGAGAAAAGGCAAAAATTAGGAAGAGAATTTTCAAACAAAAAAGGAGTCCAAATTGTTGTTTTTGGCATCTACAAATACAGGAAAGTATTTCAGAGAATAGGCAAAAAGACAATTGTTCATTCCGTTTTAGCTCACCCAATAAATAGAAATTGATATGGCACAATATAGCTCAAAAGATCAGTTTTGGACTGATGAAAGCGGGGTTCAGATTCCATACAACAGAACCACACCCATAGAACGAAAGAAAGAGAAGTCTGCCTTTGCTCTGGTAAAAAAAGCACAAAAGGTCAACGAGTTTTTGAAAGAGATTAAAAATGCAGTAACCGAAGCTACAGAGGAGATCCTAAATGCTGAAAGAGAAGCCAATAATGTGAAGCTGGATGGAAAAGGAAATTTTACCTGGTACAGCTTTGACCGATCCATCAAAATTCAGGTAGATGTTCAGGAGGCAATAAAGTTTGATGATATCAAAATTGCATCTGCCAAAGAAAAACTTATGGATTTGATCCGAAACAACATTCAAGGTGATGATTTCATCATATCGCTGGTTGAAGATGCCTTCCAAACTTCCAGAGGTAAACTGGATGCTAAAAAGATCTTAAGCCTCCGAAGACACTCAAGCAGGATTAAAAACCAGCAGATCAAAAGAGGATGGGAAGAAGCAATGAATCTGATTGATGAAAGTATCTCCCGTCCAAAAAGTAAAAGCTATCATAAAATTTGGGTTAAAAACCAATTCGGACAATATGAAGCTATTGAACTTAATTTTTCAGCACTTTAAAAAAAAATATTATGCAAACATTAGAAATCACCAAAGAAGCCGCTTTAAAAGCGCACAATGAAGCCACTATTAAGGGCAAAACATTACTGGAAAATCTTTTCGGAAAAAAAACTTTTCAGACGAACGTTCAAGACCGAATTAAATCTATTGATGATGCAATAAAAGAACTTGGAGACAATGATCCTGATGTCGTTGATTATTTAAAACTTGAAGCGGCCGGTATTAATAGTCATGTTCTTTATTCTCAAATGCTTGTTGTAATTGTAAAAGCACTCAATGAGGAATGGATTCCTGACTGGCACAATGACGCGTGGGATAAGTGGGTTAATTGGTTCTACCTTAGTTCGTCCTCGTCTGGTCGGTTCTCGTTCGACTGCTCCGATGATCGGTTCTCGGATTCGAATTGCGGCTCTCGCCTTTGCTTCAAATCTAAAGAATTGGCACAATACGCAGCAAAACAGTTCATTGATATTTACGAAAAAGCATTTACAATTTAATTAATATAAAATGGAAACATTAAAAATTCAAGTTCCTGAAGGATTTCAGATTGACAGCTTTGATAAAAGCACAGGTGAAATAAAGTTTTCGCCAAAACCAAAGGATATCAAGGAAAGAATAAAACACTTTGATGATGTTTTATTATATCATGGTATCAGTAGTGATCAATTCAAAAAACAATGCGAAGGGCTTACAGATGACGAGATTGCTTATAAAAAATTAAAATTAATTGTATCAGCACTGAATGAAGACTGGATTCCAGATTGGCAGAATGAAGATCAATGGAAATATTATCCCTGGTTTGATATGGACGATTCGTCCTCGTCTGGTCGGTTCTCGTTCTACGGCTCCGATTATCTGTACTCGGGTTCGGATTGCGGCTCTCGCCTTTGCTTTAAAACAAGAGAGTTATGCGAGTATGCAGCAAAAAACTTCATAGATATTTATAGAGAATTTTTCATTATTAAATAATAAACATTATGTCAACAATTATAGAAAGAGTAAAAAGTTTTGAAGACGCTTGTAAAGTTTTAAATAGAGAAACAACGCTGCCGGACTTCAGTATGATTCCTGAAAAGGACAGAAAACCATTAATCGCACATTATAAGCTTATTGTAATTTGTGAAGCACTTAATGAAGGTCATATACATGATTGGAATAATGGTGAGTGGGATAAGTGGTATCCTTGGTTTTATATGAGTGGTTCGTCCTCGTCTGGTCGGTTCTCGTTCTACCACTCCGATCTTCTGATCTCGTATTCGTTTTGCGGCTCTCGCCTTTGCTTCAAGTCTGAAGAATTGGCAGACTATGCAGGGACACAATTCGAAGAACTTTACAAAGAGTACTTCGTAATAGATTAAAAAAATACGGTTGTGTAGTGTTTGGGTTTTAGTTCGTCCTCGTCTGGTCGGTTCTCGTTCAACAACTCCGATAATCAGAACTCGAATTCGAATTGCAGCTCTCACCTATGTAGCAAAAAATAAAAACACTACAAACCTTACCTCTTGGTAAAAAATAACAAACTTTCCAAAGGGCATTGGTAGGAACTTCCGAAAATGACTTTTTTAAAAGCAAAGGCCATGAAAAGATTGAAAAATTTATTCTCACAGATTAGCAGCATAGAAAATCTGATGAAAGCTGACGAAAAAGCACAGAAAGGTAAATTAAGACAGTATGGTGTGAGTCTTCACAATAAAAATAGAGAAGAAAATATTCTGAAGCTTCACAATTTATTGATCAGTAAAACTTATAAAACTTCACAGTATGATATTTTCAAGGTTTTTGAGCCGAAAGAACGTGAGGTTTACCGCCTTCCATACTTTCCGGATAGAATATGCCATCATGCAATAATGAACGTTTTAGAGCCTGTTTTTGTGGCCGTGTTTACAGCAGATTCTTACAGTTGTATTAAAGGCCGTGGAATTCACAAAGCATCTTTTAATCTAAGAAAAGCATTAAAAAAGGAAAATGAAACTACTTATTGCCTAAAACTGGATATAAAAAAGTTTTACCCAAATGTTAATCATGAGATTTTGAAAATTTTACTACGTAGAAAGTTTAAAGATGCTGATCTACTTTGGCTTTTAGATGAAATTATTGAAAGTGCCCCTGGATTACCTATAGGAAATTATCTCAGTCAATATTTAGCTAATTTCTATCTGACTTATTTTGATCATTGGATAAAGGAAAAACTAAGAATTAAATATTACTTCAGATATGCGGATGATATTGTAATTCTGCATCACGACAAAAGATATTTACACCTGCTTTTAAATAGTATTGAAAATTATTTTAAAATCAATTTAGAACTAGACGTAAAAAATAACTGGCAGGTTTTTCCAGTCGCAAAACGAGGAATTGACTTCGTAGGATACAAACACTATCACTCACATATATTATTAAGAAAATCAATAAAACAACGATTTGCCCGGATGCTGAAACGAAATCCTAAAAAAGCCTCATTTGCTTCTTATTATGGATGGACGAAACATTGCGATTCGAGGCATTTATTAAAAAAACTAATGACAGATGTTCAACTTTAGTGATCTTAATATAAAACCTAAAGAAAACACTTTTACAGGAAAAAAAATAGATGTAGATGATATTTTAAACATTGAAATTATAGTATGTGGTCATCAAATAAAAGATTCAACAAAAAAACAAAACACAAAGTATTTAACCCTTCAAATAGAATTTGAGAATATAAAAAGAGTGGTTTTTACCGGGTCAAAAAATTTAATGGATTTGATATCACAAGTTCCTGAAAATAAATTCCCATTCAAGACTACTATAAGGAAAATTGATAAACGATTAGATTTTACATAGAAATGACAGCAAAAGAAGAATTAAAAAAGTTATTTGCCGACCGCAATCCGGTACAATTAGCAATAGAGATCAACGGGTTTACAGGTTTTAGAACTACCCTTATAGATGATCTTACAGAAGAGGAAGCAATCAAGCTTCTTTCGGTACATGCTCCAAGCGAGAAAGAGCTTGCAGAAGAAAACAACGCACTCAAAGAAGAGTTAATCAGAAACGCCTGGGTCTCCAAAGTTTTAAAGCTTGCAGAGACTACCGGAATTAAGGAAGTAGGAAGCTTTCACAAATTCAATAACTGGATGTATACTAAAAGCAAGTTTAAAAAGCATTTAAATGCTCATACAGTTGAGGAACTTAAGCAGTTGCATGTTCAGCTTCACGGTGTACAATCTAATAACAATGAGAGCGCAAAAAAGCCTTATACAAAGGAATGGTGGAAAAGGGGAAAGGATCACATTAATATGAACTGATGCTTAGGAAGAGAAAATACCCCTTAGAAGCTCTCTTCCCAGAGCGTGAAGCAATCAGAATAAAACCGATAAGTAAAAATACTATGGAAGAGTCTGAAACAATAACACCAGAGATAGAAATCCTTAATCTGTTCAATCAGATCACAGGACACCGACACCGCCCCGGAAAAGCAAATTTAGCGGGAATCAAACGAGTATTGAAGGAACAATACACTTTTAAGGAAATACAGGAAGTAATACAGCTCAAAACCATTCAGTGGAAAAAAGATGCTAAAATGAGTGATCATCTTAATCCTGTTACAATATTCAGAGAGTCCAACTTCGATAAATACATAAATCAAGTAATTAATGTAAAAGAAAATCCTCAGTTGTATGCAGAACACTTCGCAGAACTTAATAAAGTCAACACAGGAAACAATACTGCCAGCGCATTCTCAAAAATTGATGCAATGTTTGGCAAAAGGTGATCGGTTTGAACTGGTTAAGATAGAAAGATCTTTGACAATAGAGAAATGCGTATCTGCTCCGCTTCTAATAAACCAAAAGTCAAACGAAAGCGAAATTATAAAGAGTATTTTCATGATTGTTAAAAGGTTTAATGATTTGGTGAATGTCAGTAAGAAAATGAACGAAGACCAGATGATTGCTTTATCATCAGACCTGTTTGAGAGATTTGGAGGAGAAAGTTTAGATGATATTTTATTGTTCTTTAAGATGGCCAGAAATGGTGAATTTGGAGACTTGTACAGACTTGATTCAATAGTGATACTATCATGGATTCCAAAATATTTAGATAAGAAAATAGAAGCCTTCCACGAAAATAGAGTTAATGAGGAAAATATCCGGTTACGTACTGAAAATGATGCAGTCAACAATCATGAATATTCTGAGAAGTCCAAAGAGAAGCTGGAGGAACTATCCAAGATGCTCAAAACTACAACGATCAGTAGAAACATTGGAATCTTAAGGAATGATAACCCTTTGTTTGATTATAAAGCGTATCTCGAAACTCTTCCAGAGGCTGCAAGTAAAATGACTGATCAGCATCTGCAAACAATGATTGATAATACCTCAAAATATTCCCATCCGGATGTCTATGAGATTTTAGCCTTAGAACAGGAAAGCCGGAAACATAAACCTAAAAAAAAGAATAACAATGCCTCATTACAAGTAAAAAAAAATGATCAGAATAATACCCGAACAGGATAAAATCTACAGAATGGAAATCAAAATGCACATGCCTCACGATAGTATTTTTGCATTTCTGCAAAAAAGAGGATATGAAGTAAAGCCTTGGCTTTACATTTTTGAAGATACTTCTTTTCCGAACGGAACCACACTTCATGAACAATGGACTTTCACGGCAACGAGAACCGGAGAAGAACAAAGCTCAAAGACCTTATTTTTAATAGTATTTGAAAACGAGTTAAAAGAGCTTTTAAGAGAAATTAAATAGGTTACGGAAACCCACAACCTATACCAATATTTTCACAATAAATTTATCATCTAAATAATTATATTACAATGGAACATAGATACACAGCCGGAAATGAAAGAATAAAGAAAATTCAAGAGGCATTGGATACCTGTATAATGGGATCAGGATTTGCAACGGTTTTTGATATCACAGTTGAAAAGGTAGACGAATACCGCTCTACTCTGGTTTTTAAAAGTGATCGTGAAAAGCCGATTAATCCAATGGAGTTTTTTGAATTTGGGATTATTATTGGAAAAGATTATTTACCTAAAATTGAACTTTGAGTAAAACCGCCTTTTGGCGGTTTTTTTTGTAACTTTGTTAAAATTATTACATGAAAAAGATTTTATTTTTCCTTCTGTTTTCTTCCTATGCACTGGCTCAGTCATCACAGGAGAAAATTGAAAGTATTGCCAGAAATTATTTTGAAAGTAATTATGTACAAAATAATTTTAAAGATCCATATAGCTATGAGTTAAAAAAAATATGGTCAGAACCTATCACAAAGGAAGAGAACATCAGAAATAGTATAAACTCTGCTGATTTGGTGATAAATAATAAAAATATTCCAAAAAGTATGAGAGAAGATTGGAAGAAAAAAAAGGATTCTCTTGAGGCTCAATATACTAAATTATCACCGGATGAAAGCAATATGATAGTTGGCTACAGAGTCTACTTCGATACATACGCTGCCAACAGTTATGGTAATAAAGTTTTAGGGCGATATAAACTACTTGTAGATACTGTTGGAAAAACAATAGGTGCAGTAGAATCAGTAAATTAATAAAAACACCGACTTGCAACAAGTCAGGTGTTTTTTTATTTTTGCATATATGATAAGTCCAAATAACACAACAAAAGGCAGAAATGCTGAACTAATAAACTACCGCAATCAAAAATTAGCGGCACGTTTTTATTTCTACAGTTGTATTATTGGTCTGAAATTTTCTAAATGCCTTGAGTTCCTTATTCCTGAATTCGATATTTCTGAAAGCCGTATCTGTGACCTGCTTGCTGAGAATGCAGAAGTTGTCTCAGGAATGGAAAGAAAGGAAATTGGTTTGAATGAACTTAAACAGCAATATCCTTTCTTAAACTGGCAGTTTAAACCCCGCCAAAATTCACTATTCTAAGCGGTTTGTCTCCAAGATGTCTCAAAGGTTTGAACAGATGTTTTCAAGCCTTTTCTTATGTTCTGATCCCTTACTGTGAGACGTGTTATTTTATCAAAATCAGAATCATTGTAACCTTGTAACTTCTTCCAGATCTTCTCTGAAAGTTCCAGGTACTTCAATGATCTCTCCCGTACATCTTCCGGAGCATTGCTGTTGCTTTCACTCAGCAACTTACAGACAATAGTTAATTCAATTGTTCCTGTATACAATTGAAATAGCCCATCAATATCTGTACTATTAGCATTTAGATTGATCAGAACCGCTGGATAAGCAATAGGCGGTTTCTCTTCCTGAAGCTGTCCGCAATTCAGATCTATATATTTTAATTCCGGTATTTCTGAAAGTAGCTCTATAAGCTTTAAATAAAGTGTTTTCATTATTTTAAATTTTTAAAAATTTCGTGTAATACTATTTTTTTTATCCGGGCTTTTAATTCCGGTGTTGTTCCTACGTATTGACGTTTTGGGATATTCTGATTAATGGTTCTGGTAAACTCTTTTACTTTGGTTATTTTCCCCTTTTTTCCTCTTCGTAGATGTGCATCTACATTTTGAATTATTGAGCCTGTCCAGCCTTCATTGTGTACCCTTGCATAAGGTACGTCTGCACCCCCTACACTCATTGTGATTCTGTCTTCTACCATTTGCGAAATTCTTATGCTCCTTTTAAGCTTTAAAGTTTTTACCAAAAGTTTGCGTGAAGTATCGTCAGGCTTTCCCCACTTGGTAGGATTTTTTCTTTTCGGCCAGCTTTCATTGTTCCATGCTTCCTTTTCAAAGGCATCTAATGAATAGTTGACCATTTCCTCACCCATAATAGCGGGAAGCTCCCGGAAGGTCTGAGCAAGATTCTGCTGGATCTCCCGGAGCTTTTGTTCTACTGATTGAGCCATTTTTAAACACTGTTTAAATGATATTAAAAAAGTTTGTATATTTGTACTAGGATTTAGCAGAAACCTTTCTGTTGTATCCTCCAAAGTTCAGTCTTTAATCAAGGCTGAACTTTATTATTTCCCGATCTACCATTACCCAGATTTCTTTTGTTATAATCTCCTGATTGTTTTGTTTCAACAATTTTTTAGCGGATGCGATCTGAAGTTGCATGTTAATGCTGGCATAAAAATGCACGCTTTCTTTTGGGAACTGCAAAACAATTATTTCAGAACCTTGCTTATTCCCTTCACGAATTTTGTTAATAATGTTGTTTTTTCCCAATATTCCATTATCTCCCAGAACAGTTTTGATATCGGTAATACGGCCATTCAATGTGGCATCAGGTGTTTTTACTCCTTCAGCGGCTTTTTCTGAAAGCATAATAATTTCATTGCCATGCTCAAATAAAACGTCCCTGGCTTCTTTCTCATGTCTTGCCGTTTTTGCCCGGAAACTGTGATCTTTATGCGTAGCTTTTACTCCTAAATTGTCCATATTAAAAGCAACATCTTCATAGTTTTTATCCTTCTGAAGCTCATAATATTTAAACCATCTTTCAGCGTGTTTTTCTGAATAGGCAAACACTTCTTTTGGAGTATTGGCAATGTAGGAATTGTCATTTGTGAAAATTTCTCCATTTACCCCCACATTATTTTTAAAAGCTTCCGGGATATCAGGATAAATAACATTTTCTGTAGGTTTACCGTTTCGTAATTTTCTGACAGTAGTTCTACAATTAAAGTGGTTTGGAGGAAAATAAATCAGGAGCATTGGATCATCAACACTCATAATCACTTTGTCCAGAGTGATACAGATATCAGACGTATGACCATCCACCACAACATCAAACTGAACAAATGGGAAAATATGCTTATCCCTTTGTATTTCCTGCCATAGCCTTGCCATTTGTGCAGAAGCAATAATTGTATTGTATTCAGTCTTGAGATAACGGTTTGAATCTCCTACAACAGTCTGAGCAGCCTTTTTAAAGTCAGACCATGAACGAAGCTTCCCGCTATCATCAAGTAATAAATTGGATAGCCTTATACAATCGTTATGATTTTTTGCTACAGAGAATTTCCATACGTTTTTCTTAAGGATCTTCCTGAACTCTTCATCCGGGCTGTCCCAATCAACGGAAGTATCAATACTGTCAGAAAACTTTCCTGCCAATTTCTGAACCATAGGTTTGCTGTACCCATGTTCCGGAATGTCTCTTCCTTTGTACACCTCACGAATAAGGTTGACAAAGTCAGCTGCTAAAAGGTCAGCCCAATCCGGCTGTTTTTGATTGGCTAAATGAATGCAACAATTATTGTATTCCTGGTCAAGTCTTCTCCAATCCAGCTCCTCATATAGATAGAAGTCTACTGAGGAGCGTGGCCGAAAAAATTTTTTGCTCTTTGAAGCCAGTTCAACTCTTTGGCTGTTACTTTCATTTTTGCTGAAGCTTTCTTCTCTTCCGTTTTCTTCTTTTCAGGCTCTGGTTCTGGATCGTCCCTTTTTTCTTCAGCTGATTTCTTTTTGGCAGTTTTAGACTTTGGTAATCCTGTAGCTTCAAACCACCAATCCTCATCAACACCGTTTTCTGTTAAATTGTTGACTTTTTCCGCAATTTCAATTTTATCCTTAAGGCTCATATTATCCTTCTCAGGATACTGAAACCACCCGCTTTTAACAGGATATCCTCTCTTTTCTAATCTTGGTAAAAGTTCATAATTCAGGATTTCAATTGTATAGGTTCTGTCATCCTGGTTGATATCATCCTCAATTTGAGCATGTGTTTCTGATTGTGAACGGCTGCTTCCATTTTTTGTAGTCATAGTTTGTCCAACCAAGCCAATAAGAATCTGTTCATCCACCCAATCCAGGAATTTATCATGAACAGCACCTTGTGTTTCTGATTTAATGGGGGTAAGCTGGCTATTTTTACTCATAACTACAGAACCACCAGCCCCTCTCTTTTCAAAGGTTGCCTCCATTTCTTCCCTCGCTCCTTCCTCTTCCGGATCATACAGCCCAGCAAGGATAGGAATGCCCCATAACTCACAAAACTCAGCATAGTCACTTCCTCCGTTTCGTTTGAATATGGCATAGGGTGCAGCTTCCATCAGGAGTCCTAAATCATCCTCCTCCCCCATGTTTAAAAGGAAATCATCATTTTCGTAGGAGATACCTTCCTCCTCACCAATCTTTTTGAGGATAATCTTTTTGCTGGTATCAAGGTTTTTTCTAGGTATCATTTTTACTTTAAAACCATCTACAAAGTCTAATTCGACAACTGTTTTACCAAAGAACCTTGTCATAATAATATCTCTCAGAAGTTTTCTAAATACCGGAGTTTTTATGAGATCGGTCATTTCATCAACTTCCTCATTTTCGGCTTTAAAAGTCAATCCTCCATTGGTGATATGCCTTACTCTTTTTCTGATTGATTCCCCAACTACAGGATCTTTTATGATAACTTCATAAACATCATACAGACTGTTTCTCTTTCCTTTGTCAGCAGATTTTAACCCTTTTATATAGTTTGATACATCAATAGGATCACGCTTTGGGGGTTGCACTACAACAACCTGGGAAATTTTAAAATTTCCGTCTTTTCCTTTTGCTGCTAATGTTTTTACTTCAGTATTATTTTTCATGGTTAATAGCGGTTTTCTCTTTTGGGGTTAAATGTTCCTGAAAAGCTTGTGGGGGCTTTATCGTCTCTTCGTGGGAAGTCTTTTTGTGAAAGTTTCATATCCTGGTTTTTGAAGACTGCTTTCAACCAGTTATCAGCCTGTGTATATCGAAACTTTTTATCTTCATAATCTATTGATACGTTTGCCAGACCTATGAGATACCACATGGCAATGTCTTTTATAAATCCCACTAAAAGTTTGCTTCTATCATCACCTGTTTTGGAGAATATGATGTCGGTATCATAAAATTTTGAAAGTCTGGTTTCTGCATACTCAATGGCCATGTCAATAGCTGCTAATGCAATTCCTTGATTATCTATGATCTCATCATTGTTTTCATCACCCAATTCAGAATCTCTAATGATCTCTTTCAGCTCCTCACTATATGCGTGAGTAATAAGTTCGTCCACTGTTATATATTGGCTCATATTATAGTATTAATGGTTAATAGCGTTGTTTTTTAATTTTGAGGTAGTAAGTTTTAGGAGGTTCTTTTTTTACTACAGGTTTATTATTGATAATCCAGACCCCGCCTTCTACAGCATCAGGTGCATCATCATGCGCTCTTGACTTTGGAGATAATGCCAAAAACTGAAACTGAACTTCCTTCATGTCTTCAGTACCTTCCAGATAGTCAGCAAAAATCAAATTGCCATCACGGTTCAAAGGTTCAAGGTTAGATTCTATTCTGAAGAATTTATCAGGCTTATCCCGTTCATCAGCCTTCAGGTTAAGAGTACGACCGTATTTTTTATTAGCCTTCTTAATTTCCCTTTTCAAATCGGTGTCAATCCACGGATATTCTATAAAGAGATAGAGAGCACTTCTGTCATTGACAAACTTTATTGCTTCAAACTGCCAGCCTATCATTTCTGCTACCGTTGTTTTTCTACATCTGGCAAATAGAACATGATACTGCTCTTTATATTTACCTATAATGAACATAGCTTTAAAATCCCCGTTTTTCTTATATGATGGGTCAGTATACGCAATCAGATATTTGTACTTATTCAGAGGCTGAACCTTTCCGAAATAAATTTTCTTAAAGACTTTACCTAAAATAATCGGGTTGTTGAAATACTCTTTCTGCTGGGAAGCTTTAGAAATTTTGGACAGTACCCTGTCTATCATTTCCTCAGTGTTTTTTGTTGGCCATGTTGACTTACCGTTTTCATCACGGATATTGACAATCTCGTATGAGTCAGCAATCTCCATTGCTTTCTTGATACAGCAATAATCTGCAATAATGTTCCCGTTGAAAATTACCAGTAACGGGTTGGATATGGAACGTGTACCATACACGGCTTGCTCAAACCATTCCCATTTCTTATCAATCATATCCGGATTTCTGCAATCTTCGTCAGTATCAAAGTCATCCATAACAACTGAATCCGGTCTGAATTCCTCATTTCTTGCACCTCTGGGAGCTTGCCCCGCTCCAATAGCAATAAACATAGAACCGGATCTGGTCACAAATTCATCTTCAGCCCAATTTCCATAATTCACCTGACTACCATAGTCATTGATAATCCTTGGGTTTTTCTCAAATGCCAATTTATAAGGCTTCAGCAATCGCACAGCTGCATCCTTATTGGCTGAAATCATCAATGTGAATTTCTTTTTCCCTGTACAATGCAGATAGAGAAGCTCCATCATAGTACGTCCGGATTTAGACAACTCACGAGACCATGGTCTTACCTCATAGTATTCAGGGTTTTCCAAAACTCTTTTCGTGGAGTTCTTATGGAAAGGCATTGGTTCTGCTGTACAGTATTTTTCAAAATAGTATTTAAACCACTTTTCCGGATCTGCTTCCAGTACCTTAATACGTTGTTCCTTTTCCTCCTCGCTTTCTGTGGTATCAACAATTTCTGTGTTTTGGAGTGATTTGTAGTATTCATCCCAAAAGCTTATCGCTTCCTTTTCCTCACGGGTATTGACTAATTTTTTTTTGATTACCATTACCCACGGATTTTAGATTTAATAAAAGCATCTGCCAGATGTGATACTTCTTTGGCACTGTCCAAATCATTTCTCCTGATGAACTTTACAAAAGCGGTCATCACAGATATAACTTCCGGTATTCCTGAATCATGCTCAAGCGTAGCAATATCTTTCAATAAAGATCTTCTTAACTGAGCTTCTTTAAAATCTGCAAACTTTTGCCCTACAGGCTTATTTTTGATATACTCTTTGAGTTCTGCAAGTTCATCATACCATGAAGCCAAAAGCTCATCCCTCGTTAAAGGAATGTTTCTTTTAAGCTTTGCCCAGCCTTCATCCTCTATCCATTTAGAAACGGTCTTTTCAGTTACACCAGCTCTTTCTGACAGCTCCTTTTGGGTCACATCCTCAGTGATATAAATAAGCTTTGCATGCTCTTGTTTCTGCAAAAGTTCTTCTCTGCTTAATCGTCCTTTTTTTGCCATTACATAATTATTAGTAATGCAAAATTGCTCTTATATAAGGCGTTACAGAAGTTCACGCTTTATCATACAGCTATATCAGGGGTATGATACCCAGATATTTAGGGTATCATAAAACGGGAACTTTTGAGAGCATTTTTTTAGGTGAAACTTTGCATCATTCAAAGTGAACAAAAACTAAAAAACATGAGTAAAGCTCCAGTATTTGTAGTTAGTGATGAAGCCGTATTAAATTCTTATGGTTTCTGTGTGCTAACCTCCGGAATTAATTACGAGGAAAGATTCAAAGACAATCCTATCTGCCTAAATAATCACAACAATGACACCCGTCATGTGCTGGGTTCATGGATAGATATTGAGGTGAAGGATGGGAAATTATATATGAGACCTGTCTTTGATACACAAGATCCTGACGGGGTGGAAGTCGTGAGAAAAGTTTTATCAGGAACTATTAAAGGCAGCTCAATTGGGATCATGTTTGACCCGGTAGATATGGTACTCCTGAATGACAGATTGACTTTAACAAAATGTGTCTTGTTTGAAGTATCAATCGTTGCCGTTCCTTCCAATGCCAATGCTATTGCTCTGTTTAATATGGCAGGTCAGCAATTAACCGAACAGGAAATCAAATCACTTTGTCTTTCTCTTCAAACTGAAAAACATTTTAACAATAATACAATGAAATTATTAACCGCTCATTTGCAACTTGCTGAAAATGCAACAGAAGAGGCAATCTTATCAGCGATTAAAGCTGTAGAATTAAAGCTAACAGAATCGCAAAACTCCAATGCAACGTTAAAGACTGAAATTGAGACTCTCAAAAGTGCAGCTAAAGAAAAGAATACTGCTGAATTAACAGCGGAATTGGAAGCAGCTGTGAAAGATGGTAGAATTGATGAAGCTGGTAAAGCTCCTATTTTGGAACTTACTCACGAAAGTGCTATGAAGCTTCTAAAATCTTTACCAAAGAGAAAATCCGTGGCCAAAGAAATTGAAGCCAACGAGAAAACACCGGAAGAAATGTATGGAAAATTAAGCTGGTCAGAGCTTGACAAAACTAACAAGTTAGGCAAGCTAAAAGCAGACTTCCCGGATTACTACGCTGAGCGTTTTGAACAGCACTTCGGAAAGAAACCATCCAAATAAAAATTAATAATCATAAAAACTCATTAAATAATGGCATTAGAAGTTGAAGTGTGGCATGAGACCATACAAGAAAAGCTGCTACAGGATAATAGCTTTTTAACCCAGGTAGCAGATGTATCAGAGGATAATATTATCAATGGTACAATTGTTCACTTACCACAGGCGGGTGAACCATCCTCAGTAGTGAAAAACAGATCTGTTTATCCCGCTCCTATCAAAAGACGTACAGATGGAGAAATATTGTATTTGATTGATGAATATACTACAGATCCTGTCCACATTACCAACGCAGAAACGAAGGAATTGTCTTATGACAAACGTAGAAGTGTGCTTGATCAGGACGTGGCTAATCTTTCTGAGGAAGTTGCAGAGGGAATGCTGACCAACTTTATTGTATCGCCTGTAGGTGACAATAAAACTTTACCCACAACAAGTATTCTGGAAACTTCAGGAGCTGTTGTTCCTTCCGGCCTTGCTGGTTCATCTGGGAATAGAAAGGCTTATTCTATAAATGATCTTCAGACTCTAAAAAACTTTTTCATCAAACAGAAAGCATGGAGTAACAATAACATGAATGTTCTTTTGACAGCAGATGCTGCTACACAAATGTTTCCGGCTGATTCAGCCGTTACGGCTACCTATATGGCTTCTGTAACTGAGGAAGAGAGACGACAAGGAATGATGTACAAAGCACAGGGCTTTAACATCTTTGTGAGATCAAGCGTTTATATCCTTGCAGAAGATAAAACATTCAAAGCCTTTGGCTCTGTAGTAGCCGGAACTGATAGCGAAGGGATTTTTGCATGGAATAAAAATATGCTTGAAAAAGCCATCGGAACAACACAGGCATTTGAAGATCTTGGAAACCCAGCCTATTACGGTGATATCTACTCTTTCCTTGTAAGAATGGGAGGAAGAGCGAGACGTAAAAATTTTGAAGGCGTTGTGGTGATGAAGCAGGCTAACGCAGCATAACTTTTTTTCATATCTATTATATAAGAACTCCCTTCTTTGAATGAAGGAGGGAGCTTTAAAAAAAACTAATAACCGTGAGAACCATAAAATATATTGTGCTGCATTGTACAGCTACTCCACAAACGGCAACGGTAGAAAGTATTCAAAATTATTGGAAAAATATTCTGAACTGGAAAAGTCCTGGTTATCATTATATCATTAAACTAAATGGGGAAATTGTTCAACTGCTTTCTATAGATAAGATTTCCAACGGAGTTGCAGGTTACAATACACCAAGTATTCATATTTCCTACATAGGAGGTGTGGACTCAAAAAACAAAGCTATAGATAACCGTACAGAAGCGCAAAAACAGTCACAGATCAAACTCCTTAAAGAACTTAAGAAACAGTTTCCTAATGCTGAGATTTTAGGACACAGAGATTTTAAAGGAGTAAAAAAAGATTGTCCCAGCTTTAATGTTAAAGAATGGCTCAATCAAATAAACTTTAAAGCTTAATGACACCAGAACTACCGCAGCCTTTTGAACAGGAAGCAATCAGAAAAGACCCCAAAGCGGTAGTGATAGCACTCTTAATAGGACTTCTTTTAATATTTGGGAGTGTTATTGGAGTATTGTATTACCGGAAGGAAAAACAGTCAGATGATTGTAAAGAAGAGACCAAAGGTCTTTATAATATTATCATCGAAGAAAGAAATGCCAGGATCTATTTTTATGAACAGATGATCTTCTATAAAAATGAATCCCGTGAGCTAAAAGCAAAAGACAGTTTACTTAAAAACAAAACAGCACCGTATGTGCAAAAACTAATACCATGAAAACTACACATAAAATTTTTATCGGTTTACTTTTAATTGCTTTTGTGGTCAGTATAGGATTTAATATTTACCAGAAGTTTGAAGAAAGAAAACACGATCAGGAACTATCCTCTTTAATTACCGACAATGGTAGTAATAAGATTATTGAAAAATACGTAAAGGACAGCGTTACGCACACGATTTATGAAGATCGTATCATCAATAATTCTAAAAATGAAAAACAACTTGCAGTCGGAAAAACGTATGCTGACAGTTTACAAAAAGCATTAAAAGTATCACTGGACAAAATTGACCAGTTGACAAAAATAACGGCCAAACTTGAAGCACAAGTGGCATTGTCAACAAAGCAGACATCAACAGGCCAGACCGTGAAAACGCATAAAGACAAATATCTTGATCTTACTTATTATCCGGATAGTGACTCTCTGAAAATGGCCTATGATATCCATCTCAATGATGTGAGATACAAGGATAAAAAATGGATTTTCGGAAAAGAGAACAGATATACAGATCTCTACCCAGAAGACAAAAGAGTCACAATTAACGGTCTTAAAAGTTTCAGGGTTAAAGAAGACCCTCCAAAGCGTTTTGGTATTGGTTTGAGTGTCGGTTATGGCATTGCAAAAGACGGTAATACCCTTAAAATAGTTCCCTATTTCGGGGCTGGATTAAACTACAATTTATCTGAATTTTAATAATTATTTATATCATGTCAAAAGAAAAAGATCTTACACAAATTGCATCTGAGATATTTGAGGCAAATCCCAATATCAATGATATCTACATGACTGTAGACGGTCAGGCATTCACCGATGAAGAAAAAGCCAAAGATAACGCCCGTTATCACAAAGACAAAACTATAACACCTTTTAGCAGAGACTCTGAAGAGGTTGTTGTAGATGTTGAACCAGATGACAGGGAAGCTCTTATGAAGGAATATGAAGAGTTATTCCAGGAAAAAGCTGCTCACAATATTGGAATCCCCAAACTGAAAGAAAAGATTGCAACCAAAAAAACTGAGCTGGCTCAATCATAACACAATTTAATAACCTTTTAAAACCTATTTAAACAATGGCAATTTTCGGAACAAAAATCGTTGAATTTGCAGAAGTCAAAGCTGATGGAACATTACCTCTTGAAGCTGATTGGGCTGAACTGTGTAAAACCTACAGAGACTCGGTGGAGGTTGTAGATGATGATCCAGATATCGCTGAAGAGTACTCTGATCAGATTATTGAACCAATTGAGATCTTCGTGGAACCTGGAAAAACAAACGGCAAATTTTCAACTTACGAATACGATACAGCAATATTAACCAAATTGATGGGAGGTACTGTACTGGATGGAGTTTGGACAGAAGGAGATAACCGTGGCAAAGATATAGCACTGCGTTTCAAAACTGACTCAGGACATATCATTGCATGGCCAGTGGTAAAGTTATTCGCAAAGAAAAACCTTAAGCTGGTGAAAAAGAATGTTGCATTAATTGATGTGACGTTCACCCCGAAATCAAAAGTAAGAATCAGTAAAACTGCATAAAATTGGAAAATAGTACCAGCACTGAAAAACGAGCTGCCAGTCTATTACTTAAAAGAGGTGTAAAGGTGCAAATCCTCGCACCTCTTTTTTTTAGACTATTCCGGAAGAAAACCATTGATCTTACCATAACGGCTCCTACTACGAATACTTTACTAAAGATTGCTCATGCTTATCTCTCAATGGGAATCGGAAAAACTGATGAGCTTACAGTTCCGGAAGCTTTTTCGCTGTTGAAAAATCATAGTAAAGGAATGATAGATATTATTGCCATATGTATCCTGAATTCACCAAAGAAAATGTGGCTTAAAGGAATACTCTCACGCCTTTTAGCAAACAGGCTCACACAAGATCGTATCAATTACCTGTTTCACCTTATTGTAGTGTATGGAGGTGTTGAGGATTTTATCAATACTATCAGATTAGTGGAGACAACGATGATAACGAAACCGATGAATCTGAGTCCGGAGGAGAAGATGAGTTAAAAAGCGAAAGCTTCCATAGCATCTTTGGCTTTATCATGATGATTGCTGAGAAAACCGGATGGACAAAAAAACAGATCCTGAACGACTTCAGCTTTGCAGAACTCAATTTCATGCTATCCGACTCACCACGTCTGATAAAGCAAAAAAACAAAAACAAAAAACTAACAACCGATGAAGACTTTGCTTCATTCTTTAAAACGCATATAGAATAATGGCTGACTTAGATCCAATAGAAGTAGAATTGAACTGGAACTCCAAAGAATTTATGGATGAGTTCAATAGATTCCTGGCAGGTGGCAAGGATGCAGATGCAGCTTTAAATAAATTAAAGAATAACTTCTCCCAAATCAGCAAAGAGCAGGCTTCAGCCGCTAAAACAGGACAGGATTTTAACCAGAATATCAGAGATATTGGTCAGACACTTAATACTGTTAATGCTGATTTTGACGGCTTCGGACTAAGCAAGGAAAATATCCAGATTCAAAAACAGGTTATTAAAGATCTGGAAAGCCAAATTAAAGAGCTTTATAAAAATATTGATAAGATGGCTCCCGGAACTGCTCAGGCTGCATTAATTGTGGAGGCAAGAGCTTTGGAGTCTGAATTGTCTCAGGAACGTGAAGCTTTAAAAGAAGTAGAAGCTGCCTATAATAGTAACAGAAATGCTGCTCAACAGCTTTCAACTGAATATGAAAATCAATTGGCAAGACTTAAAGAAATGGCTCTTGCCAGAGAAACTGAGTCTGAAGAATATCAACAGACTTTGCAAAGTGTACAGGAATATAGAAACTCTTTGAGAGGGCTAAATGAAGACCTTGACAATAACACTAGAAGCTCATTTTCTGCATTTTTAGGATTATTAACTCTTACTTCATCAGGGCTTTCAGCTGCACAAGGAGTAATGGGGTTATTTGCTAATGAAAATGAAAACCTTGAGCATATTATGCTGAGGGTTCAATCATTGATGGCCATTACCATTGCCTTACAAGAAATCAACCAAACGCTGACAGACAGAAATGCAGCTTCTACAAGAGCTTTAATTGCCATTCAAAATTTATATGTTGCTGCTAACACAAGAGTGTCGGCTTCCATGGTAACAATGGGACTTTCCGCAACTGCTGCCAATATTGCCTCTAAAGCATTGATGGCAACACTTACTCTTGGTTTAACCGTTGCCATAGCAGCTATTTTGGTTTGGTTTGAAAAATATCAGGCAGAACAGAAAGAAATTGCCGATGCTCAAAAAAAACATGCTGAAGCGGTTGCTGATTCTGCTGCTGAGCAAATGATTTCCTATAAAAAGCTTCAGATTCAATGGAACTCACTTGCAGATGATATGAAGTCAAAGCAAAAGTTTATCAACGGAAATCAGGATGCATTTAAAAAATTAGGCGTTGAAGTAACAAGTGTGGCAGATGCTGAAAATGTTCTGGTTCGTAACACAACAGCCTTTGTAGAGTCAATGATGGCCAGAGCTGAAGCCGCTGCTGCTGCTCAGCTTGCTCAAGAGAAATTCAAAGAATATCTGGTAAAAAGATCAGAGGAAAACGAAAAACTGGAAGATCCTACTATTGGACAAAATATTGGTCAATGGTGGCAGATGGGTGTACTTGGAAAAAGTACAGAAGAATATGTCAACCAGGTGCATGAGGAATCCGATAAAGCTAAAAAAGAATATGAAAAATTTATTGGTGATGCAGTAGATTTTGAAAAACGAAAAGATGAGATCTATAAAAAATATGGTTTCCGTGAAAATTTAGGAAAAGAAACAAAACCTAAAAAGGAGAAAAAAACAAAGGATCTTGCAGAAGTTTTCGATACTGGAAGTATGATGAAACTGCAACAGCAGATTATGCTTTTAGATGGAGCTTTACAAAGGATGGGAAAAAACGGTGAAGTCCGGCTCCGGGCTATTGATAAGTATGGAAAGCAGTATGCAACTAAAGAGGTTATTTCAGCAAAAACAGCAATGGAACAGCGGGCGGCCTTAATGACTCAGTACACAGAGTTGGAAAGACAGTTACGTTATAAAAATCTTACAGAAACAATATCAGATGCTGAAGAAAGCTGGAAATCATATTATCAGTATGAAAGGGAATTTGGAGCTAAAGCTGCGAAAGAACAGTTCTCTGCTTTACGTGCTGAGGGTGCATCATATTATGATTGGCTGGGCTATAAAAAAGATGAATTAACCAATATTACTGCAAATGGTGGTACACTAACTGAAGAGCAGAAGAAAGCTTTAGAACTGATCACCCAAAAGCGAAACGAGTTGTCAGGAGAAAGAAGCCAATTTGAATTATTCTCAGCAAAAACAGAACTACAGCTGAAGGAACTTCCTACCATATCTCAGCAAATAGATTATCTGGTTAAACAGCGAGATCAGCTCACCAATGAATATGTTGATAAAGGCTTTTACTCTTTTCTGGATCTACAGGTTGACCAAAAAAGGAATGAGCTAAAAAGCATGGTTGCTGAATTTATTTCCGAACACCAAAATTTTGAAGTGCAAAAAACCAATATCACAGAAAGATATGCAACCTTGAGAAAGAATGTAGAGAAAAAGGAGGATATTGGAGAGGACACCCGTGCAAACTTATTGCAGGAATTACAGCGGAGTCAAAATGCAGAGCTGGCAAGTGTCACTTCTGCTCAATTTGAAAGGAGACGACTTGAGGAAGAATTAGCTGCTAATCTTCTTAACATTACTACAAACCAGCTAAAAAGCAGGCTTCAGACTCTTAAAGAGTTTTTAAACAGCGAAATTTCTCTCACAAGAGAACAGAGAGAAAAGCTGATGTCAGAGGTACAGAAAATTGAAGCTGTCACTAATACAAGTGAGGTCAGTCGTGATGAGAAAATCTTGCTTGATCGGAAGGCAAAAATTTTAAAGGATATCAACAGCCTTAAAAGCAAAGGAACTGAGCTTACCGTTGTAGAAAATAATTTGATAATCGACATGTTGGATGAGCTTTCTTTTGTCAATGAAAAGCTACGCGATGCTAATTTGGAAAAATACCAAAAGATTGCAGCTTATGCTTCTGATATTACTGGAGCTTTTGCTGGTTTAAGTGAGGCTATTGGTGATAGTAATTCAGCTTTAACCGTGACATTGCAGACAATATCCGAGCTGGCACAAGATGTAGGTAGTGTTATTGGTGCTTTTCAAAAAGGAATTGTAGAAGGTATAGTCTCTCTTGTAGCTTCTGTTATCAAATGGGTAGGTAAGCTTTTCACTATGGGTAAAAGAGCAAGGGAAAGCGAAAGAGAGGCTCAGGAAGAAATGAGAAAATACCAGGAAGAGATCTTCCAGAGCCAGCTTGATTATAATGCTGAATTAAGGAAGAGAATTGCTGATGAAATAAAACTCAATGACCTGTATAAATCCCGTGTTGATAACATCAAGGAGCAAATGGCTGCTAATAAAAAGAATACAGCTCAAATTATTAAGGATCAACAGGAGGTTTTTAATAAGTTATTAAGAGCTGAAACTGTAGCAGGAATGCACACTGAAAAGTATGGAGGATTTTTAGGCATGGGAAGAAAAACCCGTACTGTCGAAGAATTGAAAACAGTTGCAGAACTCTTGGGAATTGGTTCTTACCAAGCAGCACCTGGTATTTTTGGCCAAGCGGGGATACAAATCTTCCAGCCGGGGCAGGTAGAGCTTACCGATGAAATATTTGATAAGCTAGAAAAGATAAATGCCAATAATCCTTTAACCGGAGCTGCCAAAACCGCCTTTGAACAATTGAAAAAATTAAGAGATGAGTATGGAAGCATCCAGGAACTTAACAAGCAATTGGAAATTGAATTAAAAAATACTCTTTCCGGAACTACAGCTCAGGCATTGGCTGACAGTATCAAAGAGGGGCTTAAATCAGGTAAGAAAAGCTTTGCAGATTTTGCCAGCGATATTGAAGGCTTTTTGCGTGAAGCTATTTTGGCTGGGATATCCGCAAAAGTGATAGAGCCTGAAATTCAAAAGTTGCAGGATGCATTGGCAGATATGATGGGGGACGGTATTCTGTCCTCTGATGAAAGAGCCAAGTTTCAGGAAATGTATCTGGCAATTGTGAAGCAGTCTCAGGAGTATATGAATATCATCAATGAGGCCGGAGTAGATCTTACAACGAGTACAAACAATGCGAATTCCCTTCAGGGAGCTTTCCGTTCAATGACTCAGGAAAGTGCAGATATCATGAGCGGACAGCTTGGAGGAATGAGGCTTGCCCAATTGGAAACCAACCAGATTCTAAAATCCGGAGCATCCCAACAGTTAACCCGGCTGAGCAAAATGGTAGAATTGCAGGTTGACATTGAAAAGAATACCCGCAGAACTGCTGACAATACGGAGAAAATTAAAGATGTAAACACCAACGTTGAAAAGGTTGTGGAGGGACAAACAAAGCATTACAATGCCCTGCAAGCAGCCGGAATAATACCTTAATCATCATGGCTTTTTTAGATACGATCAACAATAAAAATTTACTGAGTACTTATAAACTCATAATCCAAACCGGAACTCATGAGCTTTTGGAGTTTCCAGAAAGAAAGGAATCATTAAGCAATGACTGGCGGGAAGAGAACGGAACTGAAACAGATCTTGAACTGGTACGCTTTAAAGATAAAGAAGTAAATCTGAACTGTATTTTCATAGTCTCCAATGATACTGAGTACTGGAATTGTTATAATGCTTTTTTTGCAGAGATCACAAAGCCAGGACTTCAGAATTTATTTATTGAAGACCACTCCAAAACCTATCAGGTTTCATATAAGAAAACATCAGGTTTCAAAAAAGCAAGTAAACGCTTAAAAAATGTACCTAAAGTAGCTGTGAAATTTACCTTAACATTAGACGTAAAATCATGATTTATCAAATAAAACGAGATTCAGATATTATTGCCAGCGTAAGAGCTGAAGGAAAGGTTTCTACTAAATTAATGGGAGAAGAATTGATCAATATGTCTTTTACATTGACGGAAAAACTCAGCTTCCAGATCGGAGATACAGTGGATGTGTATGGTAATACATATTATCTGATCTCTGATCCTTCTTACACAAAGAACTCATCTCGTGAGTATGTGTATGAACTTCAATTTGCCGGAGTAAAATATAATCTGGCTGATGTTCAGTTTTTTCAGTATGACAGCAATAATGATCTTACCGTACCGGAATTTACTGTAATTACCAATGCAGAAACGTTGGTAAATCTTTTGATCTCAAATGCAAACAGAACTCAAACCGGATGGGTAAAAGGAGTTGTGGATGATACTGAGCATAAGCAGGTAGATTTTTCAGGACATAACTGTCTTTCTGCTCTAAATGTGATTGCTGAAGCTTTTGATCTTGAGTTCTGGGTAGATGGTAACAAGTCCATTCATTTTACAAAAAGAGATCAGCAGTCAGGATATACATTTAAATACGGTAAAGGGAACGGGCTTAAAAATATCAGCAGATCTCAATTGCAGGACTTTAATCTGGTTACACGTATTTACGCTGTTGGAAGTGATAAAAACCTTCCTGTGAACTACAGAAATGGACAGAAAAAATTGAGAATGCCTGTACCATACCTTGAAAAGAATACGGATATCTACAAAGTAATTGAACAGACTAAAACCTTTGAAGAGATCTTTCCAAAGTATGATGGTGTAGTCACTGCTGTAGATGGTTCAAATCCTTTGGTATTTACGGATGTAAATCTGCCTTTTGACCTCAATGCAACGGACGGCAACGGAAATACAACGGTACTTATCAAAGGAGTTTCAGCAAAAGTGATCTTTCAAACAGGGCAATTGGCTGGCTATACCTTGGAGATCCGGGAGTATGGATTCAATTCTGCTACAAAAACCTTTACAATTCTTATCAATAAAGATGAGAAAACACTTGAGATTCCATCAGATATGATACGTCCTGCTGTTGGTGATAAGTACATTATAGTTGATATCATGATGCCTCCTGCATACATCAATGATGCAGAAGCAAAATTACAGATTGCCGCTCAGCAATACCTGGATAAAAACTCTCACATCAGAAACCAATACTTTGTAACGTCAGATCCTCTTTACTTTAAAGCCAATAATATCAATATTACTGTTGGTTTTTCAGTTCATTTTATTGATGAAGCTTTTGGATTGGATGATGATATCAGAGTGACAGGAGTAACAAAGGATCTGCAAAATAAATATGATGTTCAGTTTGATATGGCAGAAGTCAGTTCATTGCCGGGTGTGGTAAGAACAGCGATCAATAATAGCAATACTCTTTCCGGAATTATTAAGAATACCAAATTCAATACGGAACTGGCAAGGCAGTCTTATTATTTTGCCCGTGAAATGTTTAATAAGGTTTTTGATGGTGAGGGGTATTTTGACCCGGAAAACATCAAGCCGTTATCTATTGAAACAAAGTCTATTTCTCTTGGTAGTCCGATGCAGGCTTTTGCCATGCCATATGTGAAATTTTTTGTTGAGAACACCTTAACATCTGTTTCTCATACTTCCGGAGAAGTTGTTCATTTTGGGCTGATTGAAAACAGTACCCGGAAATGGTTTTTAACAGAGGATATTATAACTGATATCTCTGATAAATTCAATTACATCTATATAAAAGCCGAGAAACAGGGAACTGTGGCCTCAGTTGTAATCACAGAGGAGCAAATCATGGTAGACAGTGACCCAAACTATTACTTTTTTGAAGCGGGTGTTTTATCATCTGTTAACGAAGGTTACCGTCAGATAAAAATGACTCATGGTTTTGGTATGATCAATCCGGCTGAATTGTCAATCGGTAAGATATCCTCACCGTTCGGAGGAAGCTATATTGATATCCAACAGGATAAAATTAAAATCCATGCTGATGTTGAATTTGTGGATGATTCAATTGCCTTTGAACAAATAAACAATCAGATTTTCATTGGAGGTGAAAACCTTCTTGTAGGTACTATAGAGGAGCGGGATTATTATGATATGATCGAGAAAAAGGAAAGATATCTCAATCAGGAAATACCTTTCACAATGTCTGTTGACTGCCTTTCAACGAGCGTTTTTGATGCTGTTTTGGTAGTTATGGGTAAAAATAACAATACAAATACTTATGAAGTGATAGCACAAAAAGAATTTAAAACAAAAGGTTTTTTAGAGCGTGTTTGGGTATCATTTAAAACCCTTTTAAACAGCTATAAAAATATACAGATCAAAATTGTAAAGAACCCATCCGGAGAGGACGTTCAAATACAGAAACCAAAACTGGAAATTGGAAACAGACCCACTGACTACAGCCAGTCTCAATATGATGCAGATCTGAAGATAGAAGAGGTTGAAAAGAAAACAAACTTTCTGACTACTTCTATATATGGAAATATTATTGCTACAGGAACAGTGCTTCTGGGTAATTATGAAACCGGAACAAATGCAGGTATTACGGGAGAAGGTACAGTAAATGATGTCTTTTTGTGGGGTGGATCTACATATGCAAACCGAAATCAGGCAAAAGTGAGGTTCTATAGAAATGGTAAATTTTACGCAGGTGATGCTCATATTGAAGGTTATGTCAAGGCCAATGATGGAGAGTTCACTGGAAAAATTACAGCAAATTCTGGCTGGTTCGGAACAGGAGACAAAGGTTTCAGTGTTTATACGGACGGTATTATTTCTAAAATGGGATATGTATGGCTTGGAGAGCAGGACGGATTTGCTCAGGAAAATGGAATGGCTATGCTCTTATCTTCCGGAAATGGACAGGCCAGCGTTGATATACGTAATGAGAAAACGGCCTCTTTCGGTAAGACAGGAATTTATATCTCTGTAGATAAAGGAAGTGACAACGTGGCCCTGCGAATAAGAAAAGGAGGTATCAGAGTATACAGTGACTCTATTGGGTGGCAAGATGGATTCACGGGAACAAAAACGATTGGAGGAACGACTCTCAATTTTATCAAAGGAATTTTAGTAGGATAATAAACAAAAATATAAAAACAAAAACCATGTCAGTAAATGTTCAAATTAACGTAACAGAGTCGGTAAGCCCTAAAAATACGGCAACAGTAGACCGACCAGATTTAAATTTAATTGGCACTACGTATTCAAAAGCACAGGTAGAAGATAAACTCTCCGAGGTTGCTGGAACTTCATACCTGGGAGAACTCCCAATATCATATAATTTCCCAATAACAGGGAGCTATACTTTTAATCCCATTGAAGCGGGCATTTATATTATAAACGGACACGCACTGCCAGCAATAACCCAACAGGATTTTAATGATTATTTAGAGATAATAATCAGAGTTACTAATGGTGTGCCTTCTTTATCAAAGAAAACAATGCCAACCTTTCCTTTAGCTAGTACATATAATCCTACTGATGATACACAAGCATCAACAATGAAAGCTGCTGCGGATAGATGGGATAAAACGCTTATAGCCTTGAAGAGTTTAGTTAATCCAGTAGGAGACGGGCCTTGGCAAGCAATGTCTTTTCCCTCAAACGAAAACGTAGGATTTATATTGAATCAAAATGGTGTTGGTGAAGTACAGCCTAATGGTGCTTATGGCGATATTTACGCCTCCGATCTTGTAGGAGTTTCAAGTTTGAGAATTACAGCACCTGGGATGGATCAGTTTGGTACAACAATATCATGGTGGATGGGATACAGAGCTAATAATACCTTTGATGTGTTAAAGAGTGGAATCATAGTTAACGGCGTTGCACAGATTGACGTAGACCCGCAATATGTAAGGTATAAATACTCTCGCCCAAAAAATGGTGCTGTACTAGAAAAAAGATCAAAGGTTGCGTTACCGGTAGAAGATGATGCAGTAATGAAAGCAATTGAAAAAAAGGGTGCAGGATATTCAGGTGTACTGGATTTAACAAGTCTAGGAATTAGTGTTAATAATACAGCCGTTCAAAACACAGATATTATTAATGCAGCTATCGAGTCTGAATCTACGAAACCAAATCCTCGCACACTTAAATTACCAGGAGGTGTTTTTAAAGTAAATGAAATCATATTAAAACCAGGTATAGAATTTTGTGGTGCAAGTAATCTAAGTACTATACTTACTACTGATGTTGGTAGTAGTGCGAGATACATTATCATGCTACCTGATGGTTTAATAGGAAGAGGTTTCATAAACAATTTGGTAATAAATGCAAGAAATACCACAGAAGGAGGTATATATCTAAATAATACGTTTGATTATCAAATAAGCAATTGTGCGATTTTCACCAACACATTAGTCGGGATAAAATTAAAAGGGTGTCTATATCACAAATTGTCAAATATATACTTTGATGGAGGAGATATAGGTTTACAAATATTAAATGCACAAGCAACTGTCCCTACTGCTATGGCCACTAATCTAATTAAGTATGATAGACTGTATTTTGTAAAATCAAAAAAGAAGTGCGTTGAATTAAATGCTGGTTCAAATTATGTATTCAATTCCTGCAACTTTGAAGATAGTGGACTATCAGGTGATGAGACTACCGGAGGAGTTCATGCGATAGGGTTATCACCAGGGGGCGAAGGCGTAGACGTCGCATTCAATAACTGTTGGTCAGAAGGTATTAGAGGCGGTTTCATTTACAAGTTTGATAATTGCAAAGGAAATTCGGTAATCCGTGATTGTATGATGGGAAAAGGAGGTAACGGTACAGGTACTATTACGAATGCAATAGTTAATACCGGTTCGAGATTGCTTGTATCTGGTGCAACTAGATTCTCAACAGCACCACATTTTCAGCCATTCTCTACAAATATACGCACCGAAAATGGCGGGATAACTTTAGTTGACAACCCGAACATCAATACAGGCATTAACAACGTAGGTACAATC